ATAATATAATCACGTACAAAATCAGATCGAACAATGTCTTCCCATCCGAATTCAACGTGAGTAAAACTCTTCATATTATCTAGAATATTTAGAAACTGATTAACCCCACTCTTATCTTTCTCTTGTTTGAAATCGCTTTGGTAATAGTCACCACAGAATACAATCTTGGTTGCTTGACCCACCCGTGTGATAACAGAATCCAACTCGTGAAAGTTTAGGTTCTGCATCTCATCTACCAGAATGATACTGCTATCATATGTCACGCCTCTTATATATGAGGTTGATTCAAACGTGATATAATTGTTATGTACCAATTTGTCATATGCTTTTGGGTCGTTGAATAACTCCGTAGCAACAGCACGATATGGTCCTGTGTATGCGTTGAGTTTCTCTTCAATGGTACCAGGCAAATAACCCATCTCTCGGGTAGGCACAACACTTCGAATGATATGCAGGGTATCGAAAGGTGTGTTCTTGTCCATCACCTCTTCTAAAGCTAGATACATTGCAAGAAAGGTTTTGCCTGTCCCTGCTGTACCTGTTAATGCAAGATGATCTCCTTCACGCCATGCTTTCCAAGCATCTTCTTGGTGAGGAGTTATTGGTTCTATGGTATCCATCCAATCTAGACGAATGTTCATATTTTCTTGTTTGTTAGGTTTCACCAGTTATGCACCACGTTTGACATTATAAAAAAACATGTTATAAAATTTATACTAACAATTATTGTTCGAACAATTGTGATATATTTATCGTAAGGTTCTGTCTTGTCATCTGAATAACCACCCAAAGAATACTGCCATATTTTCCAAAACTTTTTCATGTTTTTATGGTGTTATCTACGAAACCATGTTTTCTTTTTTGTGCTGCGGTTAGTTCAGAATTACCACCAGCTCCCTTTTTAATATTTTTCAATAAATCTTTCCAATCTCCGGAAGTTTTGTTAATGATATTTCCGGTATGTGTTACATCAGCGGGCATACGTGAATGAAACTGTTCCCATTCCCCACTTGCAACCATGGATTCTTTTTCCGAAATAGAACAAAGTTTTGATATCTCTTCTCCGGTTTTAGTATTTCTTAAATCATATGTCGGCATAATATTTCCTAAAATAGGTGCCCAATTAAGGGCACCCGTTAGATTAGGATCACCCCCTTGTGACTTGTTGAATTGCTGCATCTAAAAATGCTTGTTTTTTAGACATCTTATATGCGGCGTCTTCTTTCCCTTTTTTATTCAACTTGTGTATGTAGTGTCCAAGTTCCCTAGAGTCTTTTTTCAATCTTTCTATTTGGTTTGTTACCATAGGCAAGTCTCCTTGTTATCGATTTGGATTTACATGATCAATTTGGGATTAGATCTGGTATGGCCTCCTTAATTAATTTTTCTGTTAATCCTTCAAATTCAGGTTTCTTTTTATTAACCATAGATACTAAAATTTGAGCATCTTTGGGGTGTATAGATTCTAACATATCTATGAACATCCTTTCCCTGCGAATAGAAGAAAGTTCTTCGCTGACTCTTAGGCCTTTTATAAAATATTTAAAATTCATATGTAATTTCATAAGAGAGTTTGGAGGGGGAGCTCCATCTGATGCTGGAGTATATGGTGGTGTACCAGCTGGTAAGTTCCACTTGATATTAGGGTCAAATGTTCCTTGTAGAACATCTCTCACGTGCATATCATCTTGATGTTTTCTGAGTGTATTAATTTTATTTTGTCTTCCCTTTGCATCTTCTACTGCTTGGAATACTTCCCATACATCTCTTTTTCTAACTGTTTCAACCACTTCATTATCTCCTTAATCGCTTATAGCTCATTATACACAAAACTTGACAAAATGTCAAGTGTTACTTCTTTTGTTGTTGTTTAATCCAATTACGTGCAGTTCTAGACTCTGGTGGTTTATTAGTAAACTTCACCGCGTCTTTGTATGCACGTAGGGTTTCTTTCTTGTAGTCTTTGCCATCAGAGTTATCAACTACAAGAAAATTCTTTTTACCAAAAATGTTCTGTAACAAGCCAACGTTCTGTTGGATAGTGTCCCACATCTTAGCAACCTCTGCGTCAGGTAGTGATCGTTCACGTTCACGATTGCGTTGCAGTGCGGTTTCTTTGTCGGTGTTCACAAAGATCATTGCGACATCGTAACCCATGTTCTTCATCATCTTTGCTTGTTGTGCAACTTTCTGATGATCACGACCTGTACCATCAACGACAATGCCTAGACGACCTTTGAGATAAAGTTCTTGTTTCTTACCAGTGAGGGTCTTTGCGCGACCACGTAGTTCTTGGCCTTTGTCAGAGAATATGCCCTCGGGGTCGAGTGCGATCCCTGCTTTTTTCATTGCTGCTTCGAACGCATCGTCAGAGTTAACTACACGATACCCAAGAGCGGGTAACCCAGTTTTACCAGCGATGAACGATTTACCGCTGCCGGGGCCCCCAGCGAGGAATATTGCTTTGAAGATGGCGGGATCGTTGACCCCTTCGTTGATAAACTGATTAAATTTTAACATGTTTACTGTGTATCTTACACCCTATAAATTCGTTATAATAATCGTCTCTTAGTAGCACGTCATTTTCAAATTGAAGCTTTGCTTCGTAGTAAGACATTGCCCCTTTACTAATGCATAATTTTAAAATCACTCTATTATATATATGTTCACCCTGTTCAATAACCATTTCTTTTAATGATTCACTAGAACCATAATATGTACGCCAATCACTTTCAACAAATGTTTTTTTACGTCTTTTACGGGTTTTTGTTACAGGTAATATTTTAGACTTCCAAAACCCTTTTTTGCCGATATACTTTTTACCAGTGGGTTTTTCTTCTATTTCATACACAAAACCCACCAAAGAGTTTAGTTCCTCTTTGGTGGGTTCATATGGTTTGCCGTTGTAATACCAAGTATTCATGGTATTATATATCAGTTTGTTACAGACCATTCCTCATTTACATCTTCACCACACATAGGGCAGAAAGCTGGTAATTCTTCTTCGTCAATAACTTTTAATTGTACCCTAACATCACATGAGAGACAATTTAAGACGTAGAGAAACTCCTCCATTACTGAATCTCACAAAAACCTGCAGCACAAGCAAGTTCTTGACTACCTACTGTCATATCACTCACTTCATATTGAGATAGTTCTGACCAATCAATATTTTTTGGCATAATCCCCAACAACTTTTTGTATCCTGCTTCATCAGTATCCTGATAAGGTGCTTGTTTATATGTGTGTTCAGAGAAGGGTAAGAATGATACACCGCTCATGTAGTCAAAGTTAGCGTATGTCCAGGCACCCACTTCCATCCACTCGTGTTCCTTTACAGAAATGGTAACAGATGGTTTGTGTTCGCACCAGTGTTTCTGATAAACCAACCACATCTCTAACTGTTCGATAGCTGTCATGTCAGTACGGAATACAGCACCCTTGTCTACCTTCACAGGGAATGAAAACACAACGGTGTTTGCAGGGTTCATCGCATCGTCTTCAACAGGGAAGCCCTTGTCAATCATGAAGTTGGTCAGTGGATCTTTCTTGTCACCACGCACTGTGCGAATGTAATAAGGATTGTGTCTTGCGTGAATCCCAGAAGCAGCGTCAACGAGTTGTGAGACGGTGCCAGAGGGTTTCACACAGGTGATGGCAACTGACTGGTTAATACCGAGTTTCTTTGCCATTTCAGCATTGACCTTGACTGCTTCTGCCTTCAGTTCTTCTAGCAGCGAGGGTAGGTCACCGATCTTACCGTTGGTGAATTTGTTGTCCATGATACCAGTCATAGATACACCGAGCAACCGCTCCTCTTCACAATTCTTCTTCCATCCTTTTGAGATGTACTTGAAGTTAACCAACGAAGACTGGAACGTACCTAGAATAGTTGCGAGTCGCACTTTTTCAAGCAACGACTCGCGGGTGTCGCTTGCACGTACCACAACCTCAGAAAGATTACAGAACTCACGCGAGCGAAGAATGATCTCAGAACAAGGGTTGGTGCCAAACTCATGGTCACCCACCTCTCTTCGACCAGACTTTTCTGCCATCATATTGGCAGATTGACGATTGAAAATACCACGTTCACCAGACTTAGAGTCATAGAGGGCTTTCCACTCGTCCATGAAAATACCGATATCAGGTTTCTCTGTGTATGCCGCACTGTTGTTTGCCAGTGCACGATGCCCATAGTCATTCCACCACTGACCCGCCTTAGCGTGTCTCATACGGTCATCAGAGAGGTTTGAGAGGGATATGAGAGCGCTTCTGCGTACACCCCCTACCACTACTATCTCTGCAATCTTACATACAATATCATGACACTCTACTGAGGTCAGTCTGCGGCCAGCAGCAGACTTGAATGTTTCAACGCAGAACTCAAACAACGAGATCAATGGTGCAGGACCTGATGCACGACCACCAAAGGTCTTCAACGGTGCACCAGCAGGACGAACCTTACTCATATCCCAAGCAGGGACCTGGCCCGCATACAATAAACCAACCAGTTCCTTCATTGCTTTTGCCCAACCAAGTTTACTGTCACCCACCACAATTGTAGTATCGGTATCATGAAACTCGTCAGCAACAACAGGCATCTGTGAGATATGTTGACGTTCTACCGAGAATCCAACACCAGTACCATTCATCAACACATAGAGGATCTCATCAAACGATGAGGGTTTGTCAACCGCAATGTATGAACAGTTATAACCCGCGATGTTCTCACGTTTGAGTGCTTCACCCGCAGTCATTAAACAACGCATAGATGGCATGACTTTCTGAGTAAGTACTGCTTCTTCTAGTTCGTCGCGAAGTTTAGCGGGTAATTTGTATTCACAGGTTTCTTCAAGGTGTTCTGTGAAAAAATCAAAATATCTACCAATAGTTTCTTCCCAAGTTTCTCTTCGACCTTCTTCTGGCAACCACCTACTATAACGTGACAGGTGTATAAATTCTTGGTAACTGGTGGGTAAGTAATTACTGGGCATATGAATGCGCTCCTCATTCGTCAAGGGGGGTTTAGTTTAATCGATGGAACTATTATATAGTATTAATTAGATTTTGTCAAACGCTAAAATAATTAGTCATTGTTTTCTAACCATTCTTCAGCGGTAGTCCCTTCGGACTCTGTGGTTGCTTCACGGTAATAGATGATTAACTCTTTCTGTTGTCTGACATAACGTCGAACCTCTTGGAAGTTCTCTGCCATCTTCTCATAACCATCAGGTGTGAGGGCGAATACGACAAATTGTCCGTCGAGCATCTTTTCGATCTCTTTGACCTTTTCTTCGATGTTCTCTTCGGTAATGACAAAGAAGTTTACGTTGAGTAAATCAATCTCTTGAGGAAGAGGTGGTTGGTATATTCGTAAAGGTACCTTTTCAGTCACCGTTACTATCTGTGGTTCCGGTTGGATTATCTGTTCCTTCGGGCCCCACTCCAGTCTTGGCATCATGTTGCATCCCGTCAACAAAATGAGTGAAGTTAACAGAGGGAATAATTTACATGTTTTCATAACGAATTACCAATACTGGATGTGCTGTATTTTTTATTTCAAAAGAATTTGTTTCTTTCATCTTATGTTCAGAAAAAATCAACCGGAGTTCTAATTCAGAACCTCCGGTTGGGTCCATACTAGTCGATTTTTGATGTTTAGGAATTATTGGCCACTCAACATACAAAGCACCATTTTCATTCAGTTGATCTTTCCAACAATCAATTGTTTTGTGTGGATCAAAAGAGTGATCAAAAGAATTAGAATAGACAATATCAAATTTATTCAACCATTCATCTTTAGGTTCTGCAAAATCCCATTGTGTTGTGTTTGGGTAATTGCTTGCAGTAGGAGAAATTTCCGTTCCAATAACGTAGGCTTGGGGAAATTGTTTCAGAAAAAATTGTTGTTCTTCTCCACTTCTAGTACCATGACAAATTATATTTTTTGCCGGACCATGAATACTTGAAATTTGACGTATAGTATTTTCTTTAACCCAGACAACACCTTTCCCAATTTTTCTTATGTTGTGCGAGGTTTGTTCCTCTACATATTCTTGATATGATCCATAATTATAAACTTTCACTAGTAGTCTCCTTCGTTGACGCCATCAGCATCCATAAGTTCTTTTGTATCATCTTCTAACATCCTAAACACTTTTTCAGTTCCATTATTTATTCGTTTCTCAATCATGCCAGGTTTAGCACGAGCAAGACGAGTCAGGTTATGGTCTTTAAAGACCTTCATATAATTTGATTTCTCTTTTGCCAACTCGTTATTTGCTAAGGTAAGTTTGTTCATTGCCTCACCTTGTTTCTTGGCGTTTTCTTCTGCTGTCTTGAGCGATGCTTCTGCTGTGCTTACGGCAAGTTCTAACTGAACTTGGTTTTCTTTAAGGGTACGGTTATTTGCTTCTAATTGAGCAACAGAGGCCTGAAGACCCGATACAGTCACCTGATGATA